CACTGGTCAGGTACACGCGCCCCGATCGCCAGCCTGGAGAACGGCATCATCAACGCATTTGCATAGGAGTTGGCGGGCGAATCTGTGGCCAGAGATGTGCTACGAGGACCACGTTGTTTCGTGTTAACCTTGATCGCATCTCGGGCTGTCTTCTGGCGCCTGGCCTCCTTTAAGAGTGCCTGTGCAACAAGCTGCTTCTTTCCTTGATTAGTGCGGGTTTTAGGTTTGGCTGGGGTTGGTTTGTTGGCCATCGGGTTGTTTGCAAATTGTTTGAAATTTGCACCCGCCACACCCTCCACAACCGACTGGCATGAACAATGTGCTACCCAAGGCACACCGGATGGCAAGTTTGCGCACTCATCATCATCATCGTCGACGTAACACCTCGAAATTGGATCAGACTCCAGCAGCATGCATTCGGAAGGGCTGGGCAATCCAGTCGTGGTGTTCTCTATCGCACACAACACGTCGCTGATATAGTCGGGGATGTTGTGCCCATACTGCCTCAGAATGACCCAACCACCAAGGGCCACGTAGACGCCTCGCCTAACATCATCCCCGTTAGCCGACACATCAGTGTCCGAGCAAAGCGCACGGGTGGCTATTTTCGGCACTTCAACGAGAACAGAAAAGGACGTTGTGTGATTGACGCAGACAATCCGACGTCCCAAGAAGGTGGGCAGCTCTGGAAACTTGTGGATGGCGGAACCCTCAGATGACTCGGCGACCTTGATAGTAAATCCAAACAGCTCTCCGAACGCAACGACGTGCTCCACAAAGCTTTGAAGATCTTCATCAGTGCCGGCATGAGCCCCATCATCGCCACAACAATTAGGATCGATGTCGGTGTCAAAGGCGTCATTGAAAGCCGCAATGAATGCAAGATGCAGGATTGTGTTGATAGTGGTGGTGAGGTAGCAGCCAGAGGGATTGCCACCCATCCGCATCAACAACAACCCGGAAGGAAACACGCTTGGTGCTTGGGTTATAGCCGACACAATGTACTCCACAATACTGTGAGGTGCATCTGAGTGGGCAAGCAGACCCCTGAGGATGTGCTCGGTAAGTTCACTTGACTGGGAAGCGTCGAACCCTGAGAAATCAATCCCACAGGAGCTCCTAAATGCGACGTTGCGCATAAGGCGTTTGGAAAGTTCGGCGGGTGAGCATGAAGTGAATACATTGGGACGCCGTGCAAGAGCCTTGTTGGCAAAGCGCAGATACTTGTGGCACAAGTAATGCAGCAACAACGAACCACCTTGTATAATGCGGAAATTGTTAGTTGCAAGCTTCTTGTAGCTGTATTTGTCACGCTTGGAATGCACGGTCCACGTCTCACAACGAGAGCCGTCGAGATCGTCACGAATTATCCTGGCTTCAGCGTCCTCGAGCCGCTGTTTCAGCTCGTCGTGTCCAAGGTCATCAAATATATCTGAGTACTTGGCATATCTCGACTTGAGCGGTTCAGCGACGGACGCATTCCGGGACTTTTCTGAGTTGAACAACTCGAAGCTCCATGGCTCGCTAACTTTGTCCATGTGTGGCACCATCTGAGCGATGACAACGTCGATGTATGGTAGCAGGATGTTGCCTGCACTGCCTGCTCGAACGTTGCGTATGGCATTGATTGAGTCAGCTTCGGTCCCTTTGGTTATCGCGTGTGTTGCTATCCAAGACTCGCCAACGATGGTGACGGTAGGGGGTTTGGGGTTGGATGGGGGCATATGTGTAATTGTCACCTTTTGTTCGGTAGCACTGTTATTCAGTGCCTTAGCCCTCCGAACATTAGGCCTGTCAAGCGCACAACCTAAATCCCCGACATCGCCCGTGTATGTGAACGGGTGGCTGTTGATGCCGGGTGGCGAAAAAGTGGAGCTGCATTACCACCAAAAAGCACTACAATGTTTCGCTTCTGATTGGGGTCGTAACCTTCGTGCAGGCCGATAACCGTGGTCACGCCGTTGACAGTAGTGTACACCGGGCTCCCGGAACAGCCTTCACCATTGTTGCACTGGTCAACCACAGAAGCGTTGTGGTACGCAAGTGAAATCTTCCTCCAATCTCTCCCAATCGTATCATCAAGTGTCTTCTCATCGGTAGCGCCCAATCTGCCGATTTCACCGAAGTTACTGATGGTACCACTTGATGCCCCACCCGTAGTGACAACACTAACATGCTGCCCAGTCACAAGCAGCCGTCTCGGGTTTGCAGAGATATTGAGTGGATTGAGGACCAACGAATCAAAGTTGTGCGAATCGACACAGTTGGTGAGGTCCAACTGTACGTACAACAGGCCAGATGCAGTGTCACGTACTGTATCGACGACCGGGAAGTTGACGCCCGTATACTTGTAGCCACGATCAACCAAACACAAGCTTACAGGATTGTGTGGCAACAGGGGTTTAGAGCCTATGACGTGGTGGAAGTCATGGCTGACAGTGACCAGTATCGCACAATCAGTCTGTCGTGCCAAAAGATTAAAGCTCATGCGGGGATCGCCTCCATCCGAAACTGTAGCGCAACGCAACACGGCCATAATAGGTGCGGATTGTGGTAGCGTCTTCACTCCTTCGATGGCAGCTTCAGTACGTACCACTGACGACGCCGCAGCAGCTCCGGGATGTAAATGTTCGGGCATGGCTGCGAGGCTAGACCTGAAAAGCGCCGTCATATTTCTCCGATCACTAGGCGTAAGTTTGACACCGCTGGTGGAAGCCCTTGCGACCATGGCTAAACTGATGTCACATGCCTTGGCGTCTTGTTGCATAATGTGCTTGACGATGACCTCACGGTGTATAGCGTAGAGTTGTGCCAGCTTTTCGACGGGTGAAGTGGAAACCACAGTGCCCCAATTGACTAACTTGTCGTAAGACAATGGTGGGAGGCGCACAGCGGCTCGATACTCATTCATAAGCCAGCGCCCTCCGGAAAGTGGTGACGTAGTATCAGCGTGGTACTCATCCACACTGATGTATGAGACGCCAGGGCCTTCAGAAGGCTTTTCCATGTACTCGTCGCTGATAACGAATGGCCTCGTCAGCCAGGATGCGTTGGCCTGACACCAGTGCCTATACTGGCCGGTACGTTGGTGGTTGACAAGCTCGTCCTCAGTGAACAGCTCAAGGTACTCTTCCTCTGCAGGATACACACGTCTGTAGACGCGTTCAAACACCCGTGTCAGCTCGTAGTCCCGTGTCTCAGCTGCATCAGCACTCCTCTTAGTGTGCCCACCCGGAGGGACTGTGTATTGAGCTCTGATTGCATCAAGCTGCGGGCAGATGCCAGCTGGGATCTCGTATTCTGGCTCGATAGGTCTGTTACCA